AAATTCAGCAGCGTATGCTTCAAAGATACGACGACCAAAATTGTTCTCGCGAGCAATTTTTACGTCTTCGTGCAATTGTGTAAGTTCTGCCTTCAAATGATGGCTAACAGCTCGAGTCATCTTGGCTGCAGATTCTTTTACGAATCGTGCTTTGAGTTGTTCGAGTTTGCCGCGAGCTTCACGCACCAAACGTACTTTAGTTTCCACTACTTCACGTTTGTCTTGTGCGAATTCTTGAATTTCACGTGCAAGAGCATGCACCACAAACGACTCAAGTTTTTCAAGTCCTTCGCTGTGCATCTTACGGTCTTTACGCAGTTCGCCAATTTCTTCAGCAAGTTTTGTCACCATGAAGCCGTTGAACTTCTGTGCTGACTCTTTCATCTTGCCTTGGAACTTGACGCGATCTTCAACCAATGCACGCTTTTCAGCAGACACCGCTTGAATTTCACTGGCAAGACCTTCTGTTACCATCTTATCTAGGGCTTCGACCATGACTGACTTGTCATGCTCATAGCGTTGTGCGAATTCTTCTCTCAATTCCACACGAACTGATTCACGAGCTTCGTTTAACTTTTGATCCCAAGCTTCGTTGAGTTCTCGGCTAACGTCTTCGTTAATCAGGCCGCTATCTAGCAATGGTTTAATAGCATCAAACATGCCTGGTTCTCCTTAGATTTTAAGATCCCTGATCAGGCGTTTTACTTCCTCTTTCAGGTATCTTTGCACTTTGTCGCCTTGTCCAGACTCGCGAGCCATCGCCAACACTCTATGACCATGCTTCATGTTGAGCAAGCCTTCATAGATAGCTGTGGGATAAGCATTTGGTGCGCTGGGTTGGGCAACCACATCTATAGTGACTATTTCAAAGTCACTTACATGTCCTGTTCTGTCGTCTACATTGCCGCTACCGCGACTAGATACGCCAAGTTTTACACCTGACGTCAACAGAGTCTTTATCAAATTGCCCATTGGAGTAGGCAAAATTTTCAGCTTTCCGCAACCAGCATGTCCATCCATCCACATGTTTTCAACTGTGTGACACACCCGGTCTAGATTGATCTTGAGATCATCTGGATGATCAACTTCGCCCAGGACGGAATTACCTTCTTGAATTTGCTGATTTATAGTGTCAACTGCACGAGAAATTTCTCGTAGAGGATAGATACGCTCATTTGCATTGCGCTTGTCGCCTTCAATACAGATACCTTTGAGGTACAGATGCTTACCACCGTGTTGGTCGGCTTCTTCCAGGACCTGTATGTTGGCCTGGATGAAAGTAAGATCTTCTCTTAGGTATGTTGACGACATTTAATTAACCTCTGCCGCTTGGCAGTGGGCTCTTGTTGTTAACGCCGCTGGCTTGTGTAGTAGTTGGCTTTGGGGCCGCTGTTCTAAATGCGCCTTTGCCTGCGTCTTGTGTTGGTGTTGTACCAAGGTCTTTTACTGTGTTGCGATAAGCAGCTGAGTCATGACTTCCGCCAAGACTTGTGCCTGTGCTTACTGGTTTGGCCATTGCACCACGTGCTCCGCTGTTGGCAGCTACCGTGGACTTTTTGTTGGTTGCGCCTTCTTCAGAAGTAACTGGTTTTGGGGCTGCTTTTAATTGCAGCGCTTCCATCATGCCCATTTCTTCTGTATCGTCCATTTCGATGGCGTCGCCGCCTTCTTCAGGACCAAAATCGTCGCCATCGCCCATGTCGTTGCCGTCGGCCATTAAATTTTCAAAGTCGGCCATCAACTGGTCCAGCTTGTCTTCTAAGTTCATGATGTCGTCTTTGGTGGCTGCTTCGCTGGATCCGCCCATGTCGTCACCCATGTCGTCACCCATGTCATCTCCGCCCATGTCGTCACCCATGTCGTTACCCATGTCATCATCTTCGCCTTCCATGCTGATATCAGACTCTTCGTCCATTTCAACATTGTCGATAAGATCGTCAGCAGCGTCGCCGCCCATGGCACCTTCTTCGATGTCGTCTTGACTTTCTTCAAGTTCTTCTTGGTCCATCATGTTTTCGTAGATCTCACGGCTTTTGGCCACTACGATGTCATGGAAAAGCTCACGAGCTTTGTGTTCTTCATCATTGATCACGTATTCAATCAATTGTTCAAATCTGTTCATAAGGAAACTCCTATTGGTAAAGTGTGCTGTTATTTACACAGGTGAGATAAAAGCAGTGTTTTAAGTGGCCAAAATGGCCATAAATTGCAAATTGCTTGCAACATTCACACTACAGGTGCTGGTGGAGGTGCGTATTGTTGACGCACCAGTTTGAGTTTTTCTTTGTACTCTACAGTTCTAACATCATTCATTTTTCTCAGCTTGCTGATTTGTCGCAGAGTCAAATGAGTTTTGCGCAGGTCACCCAGTTGTAGCTGGCTGTTGTCCTGCTCTAAGTCCTGATATGCTTCAGGTTCTTTCGACCAAAATTCTTGTAGTATCATGCCAGTATTTATACTGTTGGGGCTGCACCAGCCGGGGTGGCTGGCAAGGCAGCACCAGGAGTAGTAGCAGGAACACCTGGTTCAGCTGGCTCCATGCCAGCCATTTCTTCGCCGGCTGCAATGTCTGTTTCCAGGCCACCAGGTGTAATACCCACGCTACGCAAGTCTTGTCCTGACTGTGTTTGCATTTCAGGATTGTCTCTCTCTTCACGCCACATTTCTTCGTTCTGTTTGATTTCTTCTTCAGTCAAGCCCAAGAAGCGTTCCAGCAAGAATCGCTTGCTCATGTACGGCAGTGGCTCAAGTCCTTGGAATGCTTGAATACGAGTGTTGTCCAGTTCTGATTGACGATAGCTGGCAAAGTTTTGTGGTGCATTGAACTTGATGTTGAACAAGCCGGAGTCAATGTTGAATCCGCGCCATTTTAAAAACATCTTGAATTCGTCGTCTAGTTTTTGACACACTAGAGCTTGCAAACGTTCACAATACTGATTGAATCGGAATTCTTGAATCAGTGCTGTTCCTACTTTGCCGTCGCTGGTAACACGATCACTGTCATCTGGACCTGTGGGCAAGTAGCTTGACGGTACACGCAAGCCACGGGCCATTTTGTTGTTGAAATACTTCAAGTCATCAATTTCGCCCAGATTTTGTCCACCCGGCAGTGTTTCAACACTGCTGCCACGACCGTCTTGTCCTTGTGGGAAGAAGTAGTCTTCGCCTACACTAAGTGGGTTGTAACTAGAGTCCATCATGTTTTGCCCGCCACCTGTTACAGTGGGGATTCTTCGCTGATGCATTTCATTTTTTACACGTTCCACAAACGCCATAGCCAAGTGGCTGGGCATGTTGCCTACGTCAATCTTGAAGATTCGTCGTTCTGGAGCACGTTGCACACGATAGATCAGGATACTGTCTTCCAACAGTTGCTTCTGTTTGAACACCATAAAAATCTGTTCCAGCACACTGCGCCCAAATGGCCAAAATACGTCCAAGCCTTCGTTCAGACTCATGTGTACCACGTGTTTGGCATCAATACAAACTTCGTTCATGGCCTGCATGAAACGACTGTTGGTTGTGCCGCCGCCTGTGCCGCCGTTGGGCATGGTGTAGTTTGCACTGCCACTGATGCTGCCTGTTACAGGATTGGTCATGTAGTCAGTTGTGGTTTTTGCTGCCACGCTGAGATTCTGAAAGTTAGGATTGATGTCACGAATAACATACTGTTCAGGACGCTTGCCTTCAGATTCGTTCACAATAACTCGAGCCAGCTTGCTCATGTCAACCCAGTACATTTCAAATGTTTCTGGATCACGAACAAAAATCTGATCGCCGTACTTGATACAGTTGCGGAACAGTTTGAAAATACGCTGATCCAGTTTGTTCAGTTTGACCCATTGCTGCAACTGCTTGCGAATAATGTCTACTTCGTGATCAGTGGGTTTGTCTTTGTAGTCTACTTCAAATGGTGTGCCGTTTGTTGGATTGGCCTGGGTAGAGAACTCAGCAATGATGTCCAAGCATGCATTGATTTCTGAATCCATGTCCATGTTTTCGTATTGGTTGTAACGCTCAACACGGTTTGGGTGTCCTGAATATACTTCTGGCAATCTCGACGCATAATTTCGAAACACAAAGTCTGCTTGTGCTCCTGAATTGTTGCCGTCGTTTCTGGGGTAGCCGCTGAGTCCAAACTGATTTTTGCCCGATATTGGACTCAGTTGGCCAGACGTGTCTGCCACTTTGAAATATTTTTTCCAAGATTGTTGTTCTGCCATAGTAAGTTATTTACCGTGTTAGTAGCTGGACGCCAGTATCTTTTGTTGTACGTCTACACCAGATTTAGTGGCAGAGATTAGTTCTTGTAGCAAGGCAGCAACACCACTCATGCCGTCTTGATTTTGCATTCTAGCGTTTTCTGACAGTTGTTGGCTCAGTTGTGTCATGGCTGTTTTGAATTCGCTTGTTACTTGACGCATTGCTGAGTCATTTTCAGATGTGCTTTGATTTTTTATTTCTTTTAATTGTTCAGCAATATCATCACCTAACCCCCCAAGTACATCTGTCATGCTCAAACTAACAGGAACAGTACCGTTTTTCAATGGTATAACTGCTTCATCACCGTGCAATGTAGCAGAATATCCTGATTTAGGTCCAGAGAACATGCCACCGTCAGCTGCTGTAACTTCAGAATTTCTAACCATTCCTACAATTTTTGGTGCTCGTCGGCCGACCTGTCCATACCAAGCACTATTAGTTAATCCTTCGGCAGCGCCTTCCGTATCGCCTGCACCTAGTTTTGCAGAAGTATTTTTAAACTTCTTAGGCCATCCAGGTCCCATGTTAAATGTCAAATCAACTAATGCTGCCTGACCCATTGAGTCAAATTTAGAAAATCCTGGAACGTTTGACTCTGCTTGTTTTTTATGTTTTGCATAATCTTTCTCAAACATTGCCATAACTTCTTCTTCGCTGAATTTGCGATTCCATTCAGGCGGCAGTGTTTTTCCGTCACCTATTAAGTGACCTACTCCTACAGTCCACAATCCCAAACTGTCTTTATATGGTTCATATCTTTTACCTTCGTGATCAATGATCATTTTCTTAATGTCATCCTCACTCATTCTGCCCCCACCACCTTTAGACGCAGTTTTTTTAGGTGCTTGCATGTCGTTAGACCCAGTTTTTTCTGCACCTCCGTCTATTCCTCCAGCTGTTTTTTGTTTGGCTGCTCCTAGTGCCACTGGTGCTGCTGCACCTGCTGCAGGTGCAGCAGCTCTTGATACCGCAGGTGCAGCAGGTGATACAGATACAGGAGCAGCACTTACAGGAGCAGCACTTGCAGGAGCAGCTTTTGCAGGAGCTGTTGGTACAGCGGCTGACAAGGGACTGCCAGCTGGTACTGCAGGGTTCTTGTTTAAAATTACTGAACCTGGATTGACTGCTTGTTGTTCAGCTTTTCGTGTATCAAATGCTTTTTGTGCTGCTGCTTTTCTTTCTTCTTTGGTACTTTGGTTGTTTTTAAGTACGTCTTGCGCTGTTTTTTCTGCGGCTCTTGCAGCGTTAGATGATTCTTTTGCAGCTTTTTCAGCAGCTTTTGCTGCCTCTGATTCTTTAGCGTCACCTGGTTTAATACCAAACAACTTGTTAAGGCTATCAACACCTGATGTGGTTGTTTTTGCCAGCACTTCCATGGCCTTGGTTGCTGGAACAATGCCTGCAAACACAAATTCTTCAGTTGCTTTGTTGCCTGCAATCTGTGCTCGACGTAGATCAGTTTGTGCTTGCACTGCATCATCAGCAGCTTTACCACCTGTTGCTCCTTGTTTGGCCTGTTCCTTTGTAGCTTCTATGAGAGCCTTGTTATAATCAGTCAGGCCTGATCGCAGATCAGCAGCAAAGTCTGCTCCAAAATAAGCACCTGCTTTGGCCAATCCAGTCATTGATTTAGCAGTATTACCAGCGGCCTGGCCAATGATAGTGGCACCTTCCCCTGCCGTGGCCAGGCCAGTGCTCATTCTATCAGCCTGAACCATGACTTGACCTTGAGTCACAAGCATGGCTTTTTGTGCTGCCTCAGTGGTAATCATTCCAGTTGATGCGTCACGGAAACCCTGAGCCAATGCTTTGTTTTCCTTAGAAATCATTATATTGGCTAGTTCTAACTGTTTGGCTTCTTCAACTCGACCTTGTGATCTTAGTTCCTGTAGCTTGGCTGCAAATCGTTCTTCACTACGAGCTGCTTCCATTTGATCTTCCATGGCCTTGCGACTTTCGCCAGTGACCTTGCTCAAAGAATCCATTTCTATTAGATATTTTTTGGCACCGTCAGCTAGTTCTGTAGTAGTTTTGTTTTGGCTCAGGCCTACTCTGCTTTGCAGTTTTAGATAGCCCATCATACCAGAATTTACTTGATCAACACTGAGACCCATGTTGAAAAGACCTTCTTGGTACTGCTCCATGCTTTCGCCCATGTCAGCAAACTTTTGTCTACCTTCAAACACGGTTCCTGAAAACAATGCCAAGTCTTTGGAATTTTCTCCAATCAGTTGAACAAACCCATTAAGGTCGTTCATGCTGACTCCAAGTTTCTTAGCATCCTTAAACAAGCCAGTCATACCGTCACTGGCTGCTGCACCCGTCTCAGCTAGACCTTGGTAGCCTTTGTAGAGCTTGTCGCTCATTTCGTTGGCAGCTTGGGTATATTTGCCTAATGCAGCTATGCCGCCCATTACCGCTGCTGCTAGTAAACCCAAAGGACCTCCTAGCAGCAGTAGACCAGCAGCCGCTGCTTGAGCTGCTGTGGTCAACGAATCAACACTGTCGTTGAACGCTGCTGCACCTTTTTTTCCTTGGTACATTGACGATGCAGCTTGACCCATGGCCTTGCCAAGATTGATTACAGCGTCTGCCCCTTTTCCCGAAGCAGCAGTAAAGTTCTTGAGACCAAATTGAGCTGATATTTCAGCATCTTTGAGACGTTCAGCAGTGTTGGCATGTAGTTGCCCGTACAACTTCATTTCCCGATTGACGTCTGCCATTATTTCGGCAAATTCTTGTGCTTCGCGATTTATATCAGCCATGTTTTGTTACCCATAAGTAGAACTATATTTATAGGCACTCTATGACCCAACTTTCTAACCCCTTGCGACAATACTTTAGGCAACCTGCAATTTACCTGCGGCTACCCACTGGTGGCAAGCACTGGCCACCCGGAGCACTGGAAATGACAGTCAACAAAGAATTGCCTGTGCTGCCTATGACTGCCATTGACGAAATCACTTACAGAACACCTGACGGATTGTTCAACGGGCAAGCAGTGGTCAGCGTGATACAAAGCTGTGTGCCCAACATCAAAGATGCTTGGAAAATTCCGCAGCCAGATATCAATGCAATCTTGACTGCTGTGCGAATTGCCAGCTACGGACATGAACTTGAAATTGGAACCAAATGTCCCAACTGCACTCACGAAGATGAGTACAACCTAGACCTGCGAATTGTGTTGGATCAGTTGAAAAGTCCAGATTTTGACGAACCCATGATTCACGGTGATTTGACCATTACTTTCTGCCCCATGAGCTACGAGAGTCAAAATATGACTAATCAAGAGCAGTTCGAAGAACAAAAAATGATGCAACTGCTGCCAACAGCAGACATGGAAGAAAAAGAAAAAATTCAGAGAATGCAAGAAGTCTTGAAAAAGATTACTGAACTTACTCTCAAAGCACTCAAGTGGAGTATTGCCAGCATACGAACTCCTGGTGCCATTGTAAGTGAGCCTGAATTCATTGACGACTTTTTGAAAAACTGCGATCGTGCTTTGTTCAACAAGATACGAGACCGTGTGATTGAACTGCGTCAAAATTCTGAAATCAAACCAATTGGTATCACTTGTACTGAATGCAAACACCAGTATGAACAACCTTTGACTCTGGACATGACAAGTTTTTTCGAACCCGCCTCCTGACCGCTAATGCCGAAGAAATTGCCAACATAGTAGATGGCATGGAGCGGGAGGCTGATAGTATTCGAAATGAAAGTTTAAAAATGTCATGGTACATGCGCGGTGGAATAACTTATGATCAAGTGTTGGCCTTGAGTGCCAGTGAACGCACAATGATTTCAGCCATTATCAAAGACAACTTGGAAACCACAAAAAAATCAAAATTGCCATTTTTCTGATGCAACTAGAAACTGTAACTCAAGACATTCTGCACTGGGTGGAAAACTTTGTAGAAAAGCCACATCCTGCACTAGGAGGTTGGCCTCCGTGTCCGTTTGCAAGACAAGCAAGATTGAATCACAAGGTCAAAGTCATGATTGGCATTGATCCTTACTATGACATGAAGTCCAGAGCCAGTTGGGGCATGGGTGACCACGAAGTAATTGTGTATGCCTACGATCCTGCTGTATGGCTCTACGAACAATTTAGCACTGCACTCCGAGATGCCAATCAGGAATTTTTGTTGAGCAAAGATTTACTGGTGTTGGAAGATCATCCTGCTGACCCAGAAATTGTCAACGGCGTCAGCATGAATCAAGGTACCTATGCACTGGCCATGGTGCAAAGTCTCAGCAAGCTGGATACAGCAGCAGCACAAATGCACCATAAAGGCTTTTACGATTCATGGCCCACAGACTATCTTGAGCTGTTGTTTCAGCATCGAAAGGATCCCAGAGCATGAGTTATCAGTTTGGCAGGATTGATCTAAGCAAGACCAATTACTCAGAAACAGTAGACTGGGAATACATCACCAGTCGAGAACCCGATGTACTGGCCAAACTAGATGATATCTACAGAACCTACTGCATCTACAAACACTTTGCTAGTGTCATGCCCATGTTTCACAGTAGATACAATGATCCTATGGCTGACATCATTGGCTACTATGACAACAAAAAACTAGTTGCATTCAGTCTAATACGCAAATTTGATTTGCACAATGCACAGTGTGATCAGTTTGCATGGACTTACCATCAACCCAAACTACGGCTGGGTATCGAGACAATGAAAACAGAATGTGCAATTTACAAAGCACGAGGGTTTCGATACCTGTATCTTGAGCAAGCACACCTGTACAAATCCAACATGGACGGATTTGAAATACTAGGACCACTGGAGTAAACACATGGACATTTATACAATCTGGGCCAACAAGGCCGGCGACATTTCAGATCTTGAATGGGTCACGGGCATGAAAAGTTTCTTTGATCATTTGATCTCTGAAGGCAAAATGGAGAGCTATAGAATCACACGCTGCAAGATGGGATTCCGCAGCATTGCTGACATGCCTGAATGGATGATCTTGATGGAGTTCACAGGCATGGCCCAAATGGATTCAGCATTTAAACGGGTAGCACCCCTGGAAGGTGAACTCGAAGTCAAACACAAAAGTTTCAATCAGTTTGTGTCAGGTGATATTCAACATGCCTTGTTCAGGGATTGGCCTGATCAATTTTGATCATTTTCCATTCGGGCAATATAGTTTTCCATTCTTGCTTGGCATCATACCAATTGAGAAAAATTTTTAATTTTTCATGTAAAGTCTGATCAAATTTACACGATTGTATTAGTTTTATTAAGCTATCAATGTTTATATGAGACTCAGTCACATGCGGAGACACAGCTAATTTTATGGATGTTTTTAGAATATCAACTACTGCTTGTTCTATTATTTCTGTAGGAACTGCAGACAATGAAAGATAGTCGGGCTCAACTAACACTTCTAGAGAAATAGAAATATCACGTTGAGAACTCCATTCTAATAGATCAACAAGTTTAGATATGGTAAGAGCTTGTAGTGTATGATGAATATAAATATTGCTTGTGCCATAGCAGTCAACATACCTAGATATGTTAGCATCTATAGTTGCCCAGTTACTGCCTCGACGAACATAATCCTGCAATTGATCTATTCCCTCAAGACTTACCACAAAAGAAACACTTTTAAAATGGCTAAGTTTTTTGTGAGTTTCAACAAGATCTTGACTTCCGTTGGTAATGAATACCAAATCAATGTTGGTTGATTTTGAATGATCAGCTGCAAGTAATTCGTCTATTAGAGTTTGATCTAACAACGGTTCACCACCCAACAATTTAATCTGTTTTGGCTGTTGTTCTAAGATTTGTCTTAGGTGTTGATAATTGTTGTTTTTCTTAAACTCAGATCTAATACGAGTCAAATAATCTGGATCCTCGGATAACTTGGCTTTTACCAAAGTATGTTGTTGATTTTTTTTCCAAATAGTATAAATTTTACTACTAGATCCAGGATTACACATTGCACACGCAAAGTTGCAAAGATTACTGCAACGCACATCTGCGGTGACCAATAGATCATTACGGTAATCTTGTTTGTGTTTTATAAATGATGCTACCCAAGATTTATCAAGATTATTGTTATTGTTAGTTACAGTATTATTAATAACTTGTCTTAGACTAACTTGATTGTATTCTTCTTTTTTCCAGCATGAACTACATTCTGGTAGTGGATTACCAGCGGTTAACTGTTGTCTAAGATATTGCACATAGTCTGAATTTAGCCAAGTTGTCAACAAGTCAGAATTCAGACTATAATCAGTTCTTCCAGAATATTGAGTTTTATCATGATCAATGTTACAACACACCATGAATTTCCCATCAGTATGATTTCTTACACTGAACCACGGTGCCGAACAAAAAGTCTTTTTAGAAAATTCCATTACATATTTAAGAGCTGCTGAGCAGCTCAGTTGATTTCGCTTTGCTCATCAACTTAATAGACATAAGAGCAACGCGACCTTAATACTCATCTAGATTAATTGGTCACACTTAGCCCTGACGGGCTAAGAAAAAACACGAGGTTCTCATCTGAGTAGCTCAGTCACACAGCGTTAGATCTACAGTGTACATACAATATGCACACAACACAGGCGGTTGTCCGGTACCTATTCAATCTGTCTTTACAACGGCGGCTTGCAAACATACGCTATCATGCTTGCAAAGCGTGGGGTTATGGTTAATCCCCATCATTGGGCCTTTTTACAATTCTTTTCAAACAGCAAAACCGCGGCAGTTTGCGATCGTCGTCCGGTCAAGGATAGTTGCTGAGTGCTTGCGGCAGCGGCAAGACTTCCATCCCTGCGATCCCTAATCCAGGTCTAGAGCACACGATATTGGCCTGCGCAAGCCTTAACTGCTTAATTGATTAAAGTTTGTTTATTATGTGCGAACCATGTACTCTTACTTGTATATGGCCGTTGTAATAATCTGTTGATTCTAATACTTGTCTGCTGAACTGTTCACGAGCCTCGATGTAACTACATTCTGACTTGGATGCACAGTAGAAAAGTATCTCTCTGGTAAAGTTTTCGGTGCCTAATTGTTCGATGTCTTTTGAAAGTTCCGGGCTTGAACCGTAGTACTCGCGCCAGTCTGAGTCGACCTTGCTGCGAACTTTCTTTTTCTTTTTTATGCCGTTTTTTTGTTTTACTGTCTTGTAAGTTGTTTTTGAGAACTTAGCTAGTTTTTTGCCTATGTACTTGCGTCCAGATAGATTATTTCTGATTAAGTATACAAATCCAACACACTCTTCGGGCAATGTCTCAACTGGGGTGTTTTGATATTGCCAAGTCATGTGTAGTTTTGCGTTGCTGCCTTATGTAGTAGTTAGCATGATTGACGTGCTGATTGTAATTTTGATGCCTATTATGACAACTCAATGTCTGTGTTGTAACTGGTAAAGCCGTTTTCTTTCACGACTTTGAGTATGTTTTCTACTCGCCCTGCAAGTTCATCTCTATGACTCACTAGCCAAATACTTTTGTTGCGTTCGCGGCTCATTTTCTTCAGTAGTGCAAGACTGGATTCAACACCTTGTGTGTCCAAGCCGTTGTCAATCAGTTCGTCAATGAACAGCAAGTTGATGGGGCTGTATAAACTTTCCCAGACATCACGGAACGCCCAGCTCATGCTTAGTATCAATCGATTACGTTCACCACGACTCAGGTTGTCAAAGTCCAGCTCACGGCCAAGTTCTTCGATGCTGACAGTGAGATCGTTCTGAAACTTCACAGTGTGTGGCAAGCCAATCCGATCTAGATAGTGTGTGAGTCGTGCATTGAGATAGCTCAAGTTCTGATCAATAATCTTCTTGCGAACAAAACTGTCCTTGCTGGTCAGTAGCTTGAGCAAGAAGTCCTGATGATCCTGAACACGAGTAAGCTCATTCAATGCATCATACGCAACTGATTGCAATGCCTGCGTGGTCATGTCAGTGATTTGTTCTGAATACGTGTCTACTTCGGCATGCTTGTTTTGAATTTGTACCAGCAAGTTAGCAACTTGTCCACTGTGTTTGATTGCATCAGCTTCTGAATCGTAGTGAGTCTTGGGAACAGGACCCAGTACCTCTACGGTTGTTTCCGCCAGTTGTTCTGCATACGGATCAGCTTCAATTTGTTTAGCGTCAATCTTTTGCTGAATGTTTTCTACTTCGCTGGAATGACGAATTGCTTCTGCTTCGGTTTTGTAATGTGGTACAGGCTGTGTTGCAGCAACAAAAATTTGTTTTGCTCGCAACACATTCCATTCTTCAGTCTTGGCAGCAACGGCTGCCTGTGCATCACTGAGTAATTTTTCTTTGTCAGCAAGTACTGTGGAATGTTGCACGTCATGAAAATCTTGACCACAAGCATAACACTTGTGATCGTTTAGTGTGACAATTTCAGCAGCCAACTTTGAGATCAACACAGATTCTTTGTCAATATCTTTGCCCAGGCGAGCAACTTCTTTATCACGATCTGCTAGTTCTTTTGACTTTGTGATATACTCTGCTAGTGCTTGGTGTGCTTGTAATTCTGCTGCCACATCAAGTTCGCTGATGCTGGCCCTTAGCGTTTCTAAGTCTGCTAGATCTTTACTTTGCTTTTGTTGCCATGCTGTTTGGCGAGCCAACAGTGAATCTCGAGCATCTTGTTGTGTTTTCTTTGTGTTGTAAATTGCCAAGGCCTGGTGAGCTATCAGCTCTTCGGCAATGTTAATCTTGGACAAGTCGTTGTATTGCACAACCAATTGTGCAATGTCACTGTCGTGTTTGGTCTTCCACAAAGTTTGTCTGCGTTTTAAAGTTTCGATCTGTTCTTCGATACGCTTGTTGGCTTCTTGCACAGCTCGTATACGCATTTCTTCTTGAGTAATAGAATCTTTGGTAATCTTGTTGAGGTCTTTGATCTTGTCAGCTCGCTCGCTCAGCAGTGTAATGCCCAGCAACTGCTCGATGATTGCTCGTTGCTCATTGGACTTCAGGCTCAAAAACGGTTCAGTGTAAGTATTCAGTGCCAGAATGTGCTTGAACATATCATGGCTCATGCCAATCACTCGTTCGATAGCATCTTGTGTTTCTCTACTGTCACCCTGTGCATCATCAGAACTTTTGTCTTCGTTGTTGACGTAAAAGCGTAGCACATTGGGCTTGCGGCCTCGTTCAATTCGGTATTCCTGTCCATTGACGCCAAAGTCTAGGCCAACCAACATATTCTTGCCGTTGGTTTTGTTCACAAGATTGTCCTTGCGAATATTGCTTAGAGCATTGCCGTATAGTGCATAGCTTAGTGCATTGATGATTGTGGTTTTGCCTGTGCCGTTACGTGATCCGTCACCGCCTAGATCCATATTCTCACCCAGCACAAGTGTAAGATCGTTACGATCAAAGTTGATACCTTGTGTGGCATTGCCCACACTCATGAAGTTTTTAACGGTTAAATTTTTAATATGAATCATACTGTGTCTTATTTGCTAGTATACACGTATCCCATTGCAGATGCAATCTCGTTATGGGTTAATGCAAAGTTTTCCTGACGAATTTTGTCGTAATAGCCGATGTATTGCTGAAATTCTGTGCCAGGGCCAGCAGGAGAACTAAGCAGTGTTGTTGCAATGTTTTTGAGCTCTGGCCATCGACAGTTTTGATATCGAGCAATAACTAACTGTTGTGCAGATTTGGTTAAATTTTTAATGTCCAGAAGTGCAGGCTGAGAGACATAGTTTAATCGAACTTTAATACCTAATTGCTCAGCCCACTCAAACACATCTCCGAGATAAAATACGTTCATTATATTTACTGATGGCATTAAACTGATTTCAACGTTTGGCAATTTTAAATTGAGCAAACGTGTAATGTTTGATTCAACCTCAATCCAACTTCCGCCTCGTTCTAGTTCGAATCGTTTACCTATATTATCGATGCTAAAATGAATGTCTACATGCCTAAAATGCGACCATAGGGGGATTAATTTTTCTGGCCAGATGGAACCATTGCTGTTATAGTGCAAACGTATTTTACTAGCATGTCTCTCTTTGACTGCAATTTTTGCTAACTGTGTTAACGACTTTACTAAAAATGGCTCACCACCATACATGTCAATATTGATTAATGAATCAAGAATCTTGCTAACTTGAGTTAACGCAGCCGATTCTTGATCCCAATTATAAATTTTTATTGGTATAGTTTTGTGTCTATGTTGCTCTTCGGCATGCGAAGAACTAGAATCACTATTGCAAATTCTACATTTAAAATTACACACTGATCCAGGCTTGATATCCAACCTAGAAATAACTGGACTGTGGAGATGATTTATTAAATCTGTCTTTAACAGTGATAAATGCAGCATACGACTACTAGTAATTCCCATGCTCTCGGTATTCCAGCATTTAGTACAGCCTTTGGGTTTTTTGCCTGATAAAAACTCTTGTCGCAATTCTTGCAATTCTGGAGCTTGGAAAAGTTCAGTTAACTCAGTTTTTATAACATTACCGATAACACCGTTATACACACAACAAGGTTTTACATTTTGTGCAGCATCAATTTCTAAATGCATCCACGGAAGTGGGCAAATAGTATTAGGTAATGTAAAATTTGTGCCTAATTTGGTTGTGGATAAAAATTCCCCTGTGATAATTTTGAAAGGTACAGTATCAGTGCTGAATTCTAAACATATACGTTGATTAGATAGTAATGAGTCTTGGCTGACGATTATCACAAAAAAGTTACTAACATCAATGTAATTGGCAGCTTGATATAACTGTATTAACAGGTCATCCGGCACAGCATGCGATGTATAGATTATTAATCGTTCATTGGGTTGATAAACACTACGCCAGTTCTTTTGAAAAAATTTATAAGCTGCCGCCGGGCTGTGTGTTAACTCTGCTAAATCAACACAGTCTAGCACCTGGTAGTCTTTTTCTATCAAGGCCAGAAACTCTGTAACACTAATCATATTGTCTCATTAAATTTGTTTTCCATGGCAGCATCCTGAGATTAGCAACTGCTGATGCTTTGTCTACTAGGATTTTTTATTTGGATCATAGATTTGGCGCTTGGTTAATCAAGTAGTATAACATATCTTTTGTAGAAGTAAAATATCTATCTTGATGAAACGGCATTTCTTTGTTGAAAATTTTTTCTAGTTGGCCGTTGATGTAACTTTCTTGAAACAACGACAGATTTGGAACATTGATGTCTGCACCTTGTTGAATGCAAGATATGACATGATCACACATCTCTTTGTGATTGACATATGGGATAAATGAGATAAATTGTTGATATTGTTTATAAAATTCTGAAGAGAAGTCAAATGTTCGTCCAAGAAATAATTCTAATTTATTGATTCGTTCAACAAACAAATCTATATTATAAAAATCTTTGAAGTTGAAATAAAACACCTTGCAACTATTTTTATACCTTAGATTTTTTTGTTTGATCCAGTAACCGTTTATTCCTGGGTCACGAAATCCAAATTTATAAAACTCTCTAAGAACGTATCTGGGAATATTGTTATCAGTTTTTTGTAGAAATGGATACGAATGGTGTATCAATGCCAACGTATCTTGGTAGAAACGGTTGTTTAGTTTAGCAACAGTATCAACTTCGAGATTGTTGTTGTCTAAGGCAAGATCGGCAGCTCTTAGTAAACTAACTGATGATAGCAGCAGTAGATCTTCTTGTTCAAATCGAATACTAATAAGTTGCGACACGTTGTTCAATTCTGACATGAACTTTTCGGACCAATGCTCTGCGTAAAATAAACGATTGTTGACATAACTGTCAGTTACATAATGACTAGTCCCAATGGAAGTAAATGCGCCACCGGCAACATCTGCAATATTAAAATATTTGTTTAGAACATTTTCTAAAAAGTGTCCGTGACTTCCGGCAACAAAGTCAATTGGAATTTTATTATGTAACATGATTACAACCAAAATGTATAAACAGTTTGTTGATGCTAACAGAATACACAAACTCTTTAACGGTAAACCCTGGAATATTAATACTGGCCATATTGTAAAATCTATCCACCAACCGGGTATCGTCGATAAAAGTTGTATTCATATTTATAATCAGATGACTAGCTTGATAAGCATTGGATACACTTGTTAGCAAATTGGTTAGATTAGCAAGACTACGATATTTCAGCATAGGAGATCGATCAAATACCACCACAGGAGTAACAACGTCTAGACTAGGCCAGCGTATGCAATGATCTTGTTGATCATCAACTAATTTGTCAAATTTGTTCCTGCTTAATTTGAATTGCAATGCATTTTTTACAGTTTCTAATCTGATTATCCTGTTATTAGGAAACATATCATAATAATGCCACGCACAGCAATCGACTAGCACACACTCGTTGGAAAAAATTTCTAAGTTTATTAATTGGTGCTTAGAATCAAATTGTTGACAGTAAACCTGTTGATAAAACTTGTCTCGGTTCTCGTCAGTAACTTTAGTTTGAAGTATTATACCCATAAACCCATGTTAACGGTTGCACAAAATTAAAATATTTTCCTAGATCCTGGTCAAACATGCCAGACTTTGTTACTATAAATCCTTGATCTTCTGTGATGTTGGTAATAAACTGTATCAAATCGGTGCTGTGATTTTCGGTATTTCTTATAACTTTGTTGGTATCGTTGCCTAGAATACAATATCGATTTATACCTATGTAAAATGTTTTAACATGACTAGCTAAATGTTGCTTGCAGTTAGCAATAATTGTAGAAACCCACATTGAGCTATTTAAAATTAAAATAAGATTTTCAGACGTTGAGTCATGAGTAAAATGCTGCTTGAATTCGTTATCGGTGCCAATGTAGTTTACATGCATGTTGTTGAATAACTCCATAATCAATTTATCTTGGTCGCATAATGTAGTTCCTAATTGAACGGTTCGCCAACTCATAAGTTTTGATAAATCTTCAGCAGTAGTTTGTTATCATAGAACTCTGACTCAATGTTGGTCAGCTGATCGGTAACAATTTGATCCACGCTTTCAAACTTGATCTCGCCTGGTGCAAGATCTTCGCTGACTCCAGAAGTCTTGTTTGGGATCAAGGCCATCTCTCGCAAGTTGTAGTCTTTGACAAATGTTTCTTTGATAAAATTAGCTTCTTCGTAGCTGATCTCAATATCTAAGTTTACACGAACATGCATCTTGGGTGCAAGCAAAGTGGTAGCGTTATCGATCAAGTTGGCAAGACCATACACTCGGTACTTGGGCTGATCTGGCCAAGCATAAAACTCGGGCTCCTTGCCCCAGTCTAGAATCATCATTCCTCGATCGTCGTCGCCTGCGTCAGCATAGTTGTGCGGAAAACAGTTGCCAATATAGGTAATGTTCTTTTTGGTTTGTCGCTTGTGGAAGTGTCCAGTAAACACATGATCAAAATGTGCAAAGTCTTCACGTTGCACCTCGCCATGGTCTGGCATGGCCACCATGGCATTCATCATGTATCCGGGCAGCTCAAAGTGCCCAAACATGTACTTGCCGGTCAGTTTGGGAATACGTTTGTAATCGTCGGCACACAGCCAAGGTGCAATAACAACATTACCACTATCAAACCAGTCATTGCAAATATGTACATTTGGAAGATGCTTGGCCCATTCTACACTCTGGATATCACGCTTGTCACGATAGTACAGGTCGTGATTGCCGGGTATAAAGTACACAGCAGAAAAGTTGTTGTTCATGTGCTCTAATGCTTGCAGGCTGTAGTTCAGCGTGACAATATTTAAGCTAGAGCGATTGTTGTGCCAATCGCCCAGGAACAAGCAAGTTTCGCACCCTTCTTCTAGGGCCTTGGCAGTGGCCCACTTGACAAAACTCAAACAGTCTTCGTTGTGCAAAGTGCTGTTTGACTTGAGTCCAAAGTGAATGTCAGTGAAGATTGCGGCTTTTTTGAATAAGTTACTCATCTACTGATTGTACTACATCGTCCAGGCTAGATACAACCGGTCCGGACAGTGCTGCCATACTTTTGGCACCAGAGTTCTGACGAGTCCATGACGGGTTCAAGCCGTTGATCTCTAGAATGTCATCGCGGATGTTTTGATTTTTCTTTTCGATGTTAAGAATTCGAGTAAAGCTGTTAGTAATCGCAGCCGTGTAATAAGCAAATGGGTTCTGGCTCTTGGACTCATCGAACTGTAAACCAATCTGTGATAGCTGCAATAGAGCTTGACCACGCATTTCTTCATTGTAAGTGTATCCTCGCCAGTTGGATCGTGTGGCATATCGTTCGCACAGTTTCATAAACATCATGGCCAGTTTACGGGTCATGTTGCCGTGTTCTCTGCAGAACTCACCTGTGGCCAAGTCGCCCTTCCAGTGACTGCGACCTACCATGAATGTGGTTTTGTCTTCGGCCAGGCGATAGTGTTCAAACGGTGGGAAGTTTAACCGAACATAGTTCATGTCCAGCACTGGCTCGTCGATCAGTCCAGCTAAGGGATCATCTTCGACTGCATCGTCTAGATCTAAAATTTCTTCCAGCTTGCGTTTTTTGGCTTCGGCTTTGGTAATTTTTTTAGGTGCTTTGGGGATATGTTCCCACATGGTGATTCGAAACACTAGATCTGTGTTGGCAATTTTTTTTTGATCAACGATCTCGCCAGTCTCGCGTTTGATACGGTCTGCACGTACTTTGCGTGCTTCTACAATTGTGCGTTGATTGATCTTGTCAACTGTGGGCAAAATAAGATCATATTGGTGATCCAGATCTCTGTCTCGGTACCAGCAGTAGGTATTTTTGCTGGCGTGTATTTCTTTTAGAATATCTCTGTTGTTGAGATAGTTAACGCGGGGAGCCGCTTTGGGTAGTAAAGACATAGTTGTCGGGATCTCCTAATATGTACTTATTGTAGCATTTTTACAACAAGTGTCAACCTTTTTGTTATAAACTTTGCCGTTTTTGTTTGGGTTAAATACAGTATAGGAAAATAATCATGGCCAGCCCAGAACAACTATCATTACAAATAACTGCAATTGACGCTGCCCTTATAGTATCGCGGGAGCAATTTGCAGGTCAAACATCTGGGTCAGCTGAGCAAAAACAACTAGCTGTAGCAATCAATCAACTTGAGCAAGAAAAAGAATCTTTACAGGCGCAACTTTCTTCTTTTACCACAGCAAATGTCACAGCTTCTACCATAGGCGCAGGTGTGGTACCACAAACCACAGTAGACGAATTTGGTCAAGTGGTAGCAGTTGACTCGCCTGCAGCGGCATCAGTACCACAAACAACTGTGGATGAATTTGGTCAAATTGTTCCTGTTACTGGACCGGCTCCAGTTGGAGTACCGCAAACCACAGTGAATGAATTTGGACAAACTGTTCCCAATCCTGACTTTCCAGGCAACAACTTGGCGTCTGATTCAGAAGATTCACAGTCTCGAAGAGTGGCAGCAGAACAAAAAAGTGCTATCAATCAGGCCACTCTGCAAGCCAGATACAAACAACCTGCCAACGATGACTGGCGTGTTCGACTGAGTTTGAGTGTAGGAGCCAACTACTTGTACAAAGATCCTAACCCAGGCATCTTGGCACCATTGTCCAAAACTGACGGGGTGGTGTTTCCCTACACTCCCACTATCGACACCAGTTATGTGGCCAATTATGAAAAAACTGACCTGGTACACTCCAACTATCGTGGCGCATTTTATAAAAACAGTGCAGTGCAAGATGTCAACATAAGAGGCATGTTCACGGCACAGGACACCAGTGAAGCAGCATACATGCTGGCAGTGATACACTTTTTCCGTTCAGTGACCAAAATGTTCTACGGCGAGGATGCGCAACGTGGCGCACCGCCGCCCTTGGTATATCTCACAGGCTTTGGAGATTTTCAGTTTGCCGGTCATCCTTGTGTGGTCACCAACTTTGCCTACACTTTACCAAGTGATGTGGACTACATACGTGCCAACAATCCCAACAACTACGGCACTGACCTGCTGAATCGTCGAGAAGCACCGTTGAGTTCACCAACTCCGTTTGCCAGTCAACTTGGTCGCCTGATTAATTCAGCATTGGTGCCAGGAGCTTTGCCAGCCAAGCCAACACAGTCACCTATAACACAAAGTGTAACCAACACTTCTCGGGCCACTTATGTGCCCACCAAGATTGAAATCAGTATCACATTGTTGCCAATGCAGACTCGAGATCAAATTAGCAAACAATTTAGTCTCAAAGACTTTGCTAATGGTAAATTAATTCAAGGAGGGTTCTGGTAATGGCCGCAACCTACGACGCAACAAGTCCCTACTACGCAACACCGTTCAGTCAGTTTTATCTGGACAGCATGGTCAATCGTGTTATTCCCCGAGAAGACGACGATTTGCAATTCACAATCAACTTGACATATCAGAACAGACCCGACTTGTTGGCCTATGACTTGTATGGATCGGGTGCGCTGTGGTGGGTGTTTTATCAACGCAATCCCAATACACTTACAAAACCTCCACTGGACTTTTTGGCCAACACCACAATCTACTTGCCTAAAATTACCACGCTGAAGTCAGCCCTGGGATTCTAAAGTATGGCTAGATCTGTTGCAGAAATAGAAGCAGAAATTGCTAGACTTCAGGCAGAATTTGATGCGGTGCAAGCAGCCGCACGAGCTTCTGGTGATATTTATAGTCCTCTTCTAAACACAAGAGAACAATTAAGAGCTCAAATAGCTCAACTTCGACGTGAGTTAAGAACCGCGGTTGCACAAGAAAACAGCACACAGCCTTCACCGCCTGCCACAGCCAGTCAAACAGTACAAGCAGACGGCCCGCAAGGCCCTACTAAACCGCCTGTACAAGAAGTTGACGCTGCTGGACGAGTAGTTGCAGCACCACCAGTCACACCAGCCACCAATGCTACCCCGACACCAACAACTGCAACCAATGTTGAAAACAACACAGACCCCAAAACAGTAACTCTAGCACAAAGTCAGGCCACTACTCCACAAACACTTGCTGGGCAACCGCTGAAAGCACCGGCTGTTGGTGCCAGTTCTGAAGGTAATGCTGGGGAAGCCGAAGCACAGGCGCAGTTGTCTGCTGGCCAAGGTGCGCCAGGAGCAGATGCTGCACCTACTTCTCCACAAGCAACACAAGCAGCAGTCGATGCAGCCTACAACACAGCAGTCAAAATCAAACCACAGGATAATGTACTGGACAAATTTTCCAGTTACACATACACTGCATCTGTGTATCTGTTGACGCCACCGCAGTATGAACAACTGCTAAACAGCAAAAACAAAACTGTAAACGGTTATCAGTTGTTGTTTCAAAGTGGAGGTGCTGGCAACAATGTGGGTGGTGTGCAAGGTGCCAGTGCGCCTGGCGGAGCTGGCGTGATTCCAGATGCAACCAGTCCAGATGCAGGCCGCAATCCTTTCTTTGATCATGACTTTTATATTGATTCAATAACCATGGAAAATGCCATGGCTGGAAAACAAACTGGTGCAGCTCACATGGTCACTGACATCAAATTCACAGTGATTGAACCCATGGGCATAACTCTACTAGATCGGCTGTATGATGCAGTTAAAGACATAGCACCAAAAGACGGAGCAGGCGTGGTAAACTACAGTGCTGCAACGTATCTCATGGTCATACGTTTCTTTGGCTATGACGAAAGCGGCCAACTGGTCACACCGGGTCAAGCACCAAACAGCGGCGGCCTGAGCAATCCCAAAGCAGTGGTTGAGAAATTTGTTCCGTTCTTGATCAAAAAAATCAACTGGGGCGTGGGCAACAAACTGGTGCAGTATGACTTTGAATGCGCACCCGTTGGGCAGCTGATTGGTAGTTCCACTGCCCGCGGTACCATACCCTACGACATTGAACTCACTGATTCCACTGTGGGTGGTTTGTTGGCAGGCAAAGCCACCTATGGCACTGGCACGCCCGCTGTCAACACACCAAGTACCACAGGAGACTTTGCCAGAGCTGACCGTGTGGCTCCAACCAAAGCAAACTCAGCACCATCCAAAAAAACAGTCACTCAAGGCTTGATGGATGCAATGAATACGTTTCAACGCGACTTGGTTCAACGAAACATCTACCGTACTGCCGACGAGTATGAAATAGAATTTACCAAAGACGCAGAAGAAATCAAAAATGCCACCATTGTTCTCAGTGACAATAAAAAAGTTGACAAACCAGGCACGCCAATGAATTCGCCGCCCACGGTAGCTGGCGGCCCCGCGCTAGATCCTGCCAAACAATCAGCCGACCTGGCCCGGCGAAACATGGCCATCACTGCTGGTCAACAAATTGTGCAAGCCATTGAACTGGCAATTCGCAACAGCAGTTACATATACAATCAAAGTTTGCTTGTTACTAAACCAGATGGTAGTCAGGTGCCAAATCCTGTGGCCAGAAGCAAACCAATGAAATGGTTTTTGATTTCAATGAGTGCAACAACAATTGGTACAATAGATCCACTGCGTAATGATTATGCGTACAAGATCAAGTATACAATCAGTGCTTTCAATGTTCCTAACTTTGACAGCAAATATTTTCCAGTGACACAATTTCCAGGAACTCACAAGCAGTACAATTACTGGTTTACGGGACAAAACAATGCTATTGTAGATTATCAAGCACAATTCAACAGTTATTACAATGTCACAGTAAGTGGTTCAACTCCTGAAGACAGTGCCACACAAAAAATACGTGAAAAATACACGTCCAGCATGCGAGACATTCCTAGATATGTGTATGCTGCAAGAAGTACTGAAAGTGCAGCAGGTGCTCCGGGCAAAAGCAATGAAGTGAGCTCAAATGCAGCTGAGTATTTGTACAGTCCTAGCGACCTGCACACTGCCAAGGTAAAAATCATAGGCGATCCGGCCTGGATTCAACAAGGCAGTTTGTTTCGTCCAATTACAGATCAAACATTTACCGGTATCAATGTGGCACCGGGATTCTTGCCCGACGGCACTATTGACTTTGACAGCAGCCAAGTGTTGTTTGAAATTGCTTGGCAGCGACCAGAAGATTATGACTTGACCACGGGCCTTGCGGATCCTTATGCCAAAACTCAAAAAAAGTACGGCGAACGTAAACCATTGCAAAGCAATGTGTATCAGGCTACCAAGGTAACCAGCGAGTTCCGTCAAGGCAAGTTTGAGCAAACACTGAACGGCAGTTTGTATTTCTTTCCCAAGCCTGATGGCAGCAATGCCATAGCAGGCAATGCTGCTGCTGCGGTAGCAACCACCAAACCAGCTGATGAATCCAATCAAACAGCAGCTACTCAGTTGAGAACTGGTGTTGATTTGACCAATGCATCAGCTGGCGGCGGGCGAGGCAACGGCCAGGCACAGTTGCTGGCAGAACGAGCCCGACTTGGTACCAGTGTAACCGGTACCAATCCTACCAGTGCATTAGCCCAAGGAACTCAAGCCTTGTTGAATCCGCCAACAGTGTTGCCCAACCCAAGTCTTACACAACTCCAGCAAAGTCCTGCATATATAGCTGCAAGAAGATCGGGACAAACCGCGCCAGCAGCATTACAAGCAGCAAGACAAAGTTTTGCTGGTACTGCTGGCGGAAGTCCTGTAAGCAGTAATGGACAAGCGGTAGCAACCAACACAGGCACTAGTCCCCCTGTTGCAGGAACCAACGCCAGGTTAACACCACAACAAATTCAGCAACTGGCAACCAGCTCTCGAGACCCGCAAAAAGTAAACAGACAATATTAAGGATAACGCATGGCAGAAAGTGTATCACGCAGCAGAGGACGCCCCAGTAATTACAAACAAGACCGAGGCGGTGTACCTGCAGAATTTGGACCATTTATTGGCATTCC